CTGAATCATCGCTGAATCATCGCTGAATTATCCGTAATCATCCCGTAATTATCGCTGAATCATCCGTAATGATCGCCGAATTATGGCCGAATCATCGCTGAATCATCCGTAATCATCGCCGAATTATGGCGAAATTATCGCTGAATCATCCGTAATGATCGCTGAATCATGGCTGAATTGCGCCTTAATCTTGCTTCAGCGCTCTGGCGATGCCTTCTTCTAGGCTGATCTTTGGCGTATAAATCTCTAGCATCTTGGTCGGGTTGCCGACTCTGTATTCGACGCCGCTTGGCTTGCCTGGGTGCTTCCTGATCGGGGCCAGGTATCCGGCTTGCAACATCGTCATCTCTGCCAATTGAATGAAAGACGTGGCTCTTCCTGTGCAAAGATTGAGGGTTTTTACTTTGTTCCTTACCGCTTCGAATGTAGCTGCAACGATGTCGTCGATGTGGATGAAATCTCTGGTTTGCTCGCCTGTTCCCCAAACGTCGAACGGATCGGCTTTGCGCTTTGCTCGCTCGATCAAGGATGGGAATGGGTAATCCAGGGCCTGATCGGATCCGTAGCCGCTAAATGGGCGCAGAACGGTGACGTTGAGGCCTTCGTTCCTTGCGTATTTGGCAAGGGTTTCCCCTGTCAGTTTGGCCCATCCGTAGCTCAAATCTGGAGTTCGAATATGATCGAGATTGATGTCGTTCTCTCGAAGTGTTTGCTTGTATGCCAAGCGCTGCAAATAAGTCGGATAAGCCGCCGAGCTGCTGAAATAGACCACGTGCTTGGGCTTTGTTCTTATTGCCCATTGGAACATATCGCTGTCGATCGCCAGGTCGGTGGCAACGGCCAAAGGGTTGCCTTCGATCGTGGCTCGGCCGCCGACGATGGCGGCTAGGTGAATAACGAGGTCGTATCTGGTGTCGTCCTTCTTGAAGAAATCTCTGCAATCGATTCCGTTTGCAATGTCGATTCCTGTAATGTCGTGGCCCTTGTTGTCGAGCGCTCTGTGAAATGCCCGGCCTACGAAGCCGGCGTCTCCTGTGATCAATATCTTCATGCAAGCCATTCTGCCAGATATCTGTCGCTGCCGGTTTCGGCCTTTGCTCGGTGTCGATCTATGTCGAATATGTAGCGGTCGTTTTCGTCCAAAGCTGCGCCGATGTGGTGCAGGGTTGCTTCTTTGCTGATCGGGAATGGCTTCACCGCTGAAATGCCTTCGGCCTGCGTGTCGTAGGTTTCGTCGTGAATCAGGCAGTTGTCCTTGATCCGGGGCCATATCTGCTCTGCAAGCCAGTCCTGGTCTTGTGTGTAGTAATCCTTGCAAGCCTGCTCTTCTATGAGCTGTGCAATCTCTGGAATTGCGCCCTTACGAGCTGCAAACATTCCGGCGCTGATCTTGTAATTGTGGCCGATCGGGTGGTCTTTCATAATGTGAAAGTCGAGCCTGCTGGCTAGAAAGTCCTCATGGGCCAGGCGTTCTCTTCTGGTAAGCCTGGCGTCTGTATCGCGGCTGAGAACCACATCGGCCTGGTCATCTGCCAGGGCCTTGAATCTCCAGAGTTTGGCTGTGTGATCTTCTGGCTCATCGCATTCGACGAGCTGCACGTTTGGAATAAGTGCCAGGGTGCTTCGCGTCCAATCTGGAACGCTGGCGCCTGTGTAGAAGCGGATCTCGTATCCGGCGAAGTGTTTCTGCGCTAGAAGTGCGTTCTTGATCGCGCCGATCATGTATCTGGCATCGGATCCGTAGAGTGAATAAGCAATCACTTGCTTCATCGGCGAAGTTTTTTCTTGAGCGCTTCGTAGGCTTCGCTTTGAATGTAGTTCTGGTAGGCAAGCGCGTCGAATGAATAAACTTCCTGCGCATTGACTTCCTTGTATCCCTCATCCCATTCGGCTTTGCCTGCAACCGGGTGCATATGTTCAACGATCACGTCGTCTAAATATGTCAGCGCTCCTAGATCTTCTCCTAGTTTTTTCCAGAAGTTGTCTAGGTATAAATGCTTCATATTCGGCGGAACCATTCCACCGAGCGCTTTTACGATGTCGCTTGTCATCACGATCATGGTTGGCAATCGCTTGCCTTGCAGAAGGTCGTTGCCGTAGGCCATTGACGGCCGCTGTTGCATCGCCGCCATCAGCTGTAAATCCCACTCGGCTGTGCGTGGGCGGTGGTCATCGCCTAAGAAGGCGAAGAAGTCATACTTGTTTTGCTTTGCGATCGCGTTGGCTGCCTTGTTGATGGGGTAAGCCATTCCTCGGGTTTGGTTCTCGATCGTCATGCAGCGCTCTGCGCCTACTTCGAAGTGGTACTGATCGTGCTCCGGGTCATTTGCGTCAATGATGAAGAGCAGGTCGCTTGCTGCTGAAAGCTCTTCGTGAGCTGCAAGCAGGGCTGTTGCGTTCATTGGGCGGCCGCGAGTTGGCACCAGGATGATCATCTTGTTCATCGGCTGCTCGCAATCTCGCCGGCTATCGCTGCGTATGCGGCTAGATCTGTAAATGAATCATCGCTCTGTGTCTGCATCAAACGTGCAATTTTGACCAGCGCCATGCAAATTGCAACCTGCTCTGGCTTGATCTGTGTTTCCAGATATGTCGTCCAGAGGTCTGCAATTCTTTGGTGGTTTGTATGTGGGTCGCCGTACTGGTTCTGGCGATCGCTTGATGTCAGGCGTGCTGCTTCTTTAAGAATATCCCCCCGATTCATCAATTACTTCGCTCCGCGTCCGAACTCGGTTGCCTTGCCATCGAGCGCCTTAAGAACTGGCCCTGCGATCGCTGCTAGGCCGGCTACCAAGTAATTCTTCGCTGGCTGGTTTGGATCTGCTAAATAAAGAGCTGCCGCAGCTGCTGCTGCTGCTCGGAGGTATGTCTTGATAATCGCTTCAAGTGCTGGCTTGTTCATTCTGTCTCCTTAAAAGTTGGCTTTCCAAAGCCGACAATGGTCACAGCCATTGATGGCTTGAGTTTGCCTCGGTTCTTCTTCTGGTAGGCCCTGATCTTACGGCAAACTTCGCCGCCGTTGCGTTGATCGCCCTTCTTGTCCGGGCTGGTGTTGCCTTCGATCGTGGTAACTGTGCCGTCTTTGTTGTCCTTGATCACGATTCCTACGTGGCTGATCCGGTCGAGTGCGTCTCCTGGGAAATCAAAGAATACGATATCGCCTGGCTCTGGCGTTGCCGTAGCTGCGTCTTGCCACTTCTTCTTGTCCATAAAGGCGACCGCCCCTGCCGGGGTGTAGACGCAGTTTGGAATCTTGACGGCGGCCTGTTTTGCTACCCAGTTAACGAAGGCGCCGCACCATGCGACGTTTGCCTTCTGGTATTTCGTCTGGTTATCGGCTGGCCCTTCGATGTATCCGAGCTCTGCTGTTGCAATCTGGATCATCTTGTCTCTTTGGTTCATTTCCTGCCGCCTTTGCTTCTGTTGTTTTCCAATAGAAGACTGTAGATCTCGTCAACTCTGCTTTCCACTCTTGAAATTCTATCGCTTACCGAGCTGCCGCCATTGGGCTTCAATTCTGCCAAATAGTGCTTTACGAGCCATCTGGTAATCGCTGCAAATGCGCCGGCGATCGTAAGGATCGAAACCATCAGAGCTGCCCAATCCTGCGCTGTCATTTGCCAACTGCCATCACACTCATGATGACGGTTCCTGAGCTAGTGATTGCCCAGATTCCGTTTGCCTTGTTTTCAATCGCGATCTTGTCGCCGTTATCCATGCGGTATCCAGTGGATGTTGTCACATCGCTATTGCCTAAGAAACAGGTTCCACTTACGCTGTGAAGATAGACCATCTCTGCTTCTTGAGTTGCATCAACAAGTGCTGTTGGCGATGTAGTCACGGTGACTTGACGGGTTGAGATTCCCATTGTTGCTCCTTGATTGTTCGGGGATTTTATTTGTTATGATTTTGGAGCATTTTCCAAAGAGTTCAAGTATTCTTGATAATCGGCATTAGCCGGATCCTCTGTAAAGCCGTAGTAAACACCGTCTACCTCGTAACTAATTACTTTACGACCAAAAAAATCCTCGGTTACTGTATATGTCTTTGTATTTTCCATTTTATAACTCCGAACTAAAGGATACTAGTGATGCTGCATTGGATGTACCTACGTCAAATGTTTGGCCGACTGATCCGGAAACGGTATCCGTATTATAGATTTTTGCTCCTGCGGTGCTTGCGGTGTCTAACGCAACGCTATCAAAATATTGAGCACTTCCATTTTGGTATAAGTAATAATAATCTGCTCCGGAGGTTGTTGATAATGTCGGTGTTACTCGCATCGTAACCGGGAAATAAACGTTAAATACAAACTTGCTGCTTGTCGTAAAAAAACCGAGCCAAGGTTGAGTAAAAGTAGCGCCTGTATTGGCTTTATAATAGTAACGCTGACACGCTGCTAATTCTGCTTGAATACTTCCAGTCTGTCGGCTAAACGCTGATGCAGTTGCAGCGGTTTCAATCTGAACACCTGTTATCTGATAACTATCATCTGCTCCTGCTGTTCCTACAGGCGTATAAGTAAAAGCAATACCAATCTGAGTTTTAGCACTTGAAATAGTTGTAGTATGTGTGAAGCGTTGCCACGATGTAGTCAAAGTATTGTTCTGCGCAATAGCAGTCACAGTTGTCCAGCCTGTCATGTTGTTAGCTGGTTGATCTGTACCTTCTCCTTGATAAATTGTTGAGACCAAGATAGAAGATGTCGGGCTAAAGTTTGCCCCTGCTTTAGCATAAAATGAAACTGTTACAGTTTGACCAGCAAAACGCAATGAATCATTTGTTTCTAATCCTTGTCTTACATGGAGTTGACCTGTTCCGGTATTACCAGAATCTCTTTGACATTTAAGAGCGTATTGAAATCCAGTTTGAGTTGATGCCACTTGTGAGAATGTTGCCCCTGCTGCAAAACCATCGCGAAAGTTAAGCCATCGATCCGCCGTATAGTTATAGGCTGTACCTATTGACGATGTACCACGCTGCCAAATGTCATAGGCTGAATTGTAGAAAGCATTTTTACCAGCTACATAAGTAGATCCACCAGCACTAGGCGTAGCCCACTTCATTCCGGTTGCTTCGGCTGAATCTGCTGTTAAGATTGTATTATTTGCTCCAATTGCCAGACGGCTAAAGGCATCGGCACCGGTACCGGCAATCAAATCACCCTTTGCATCAATAGCAGTTGCCATTGAGTTTGTGATCGTGACGGTTCCTGAAGTGCCACCACCTGAAATTCCTGTTCCAGCAGTTACACCTTCGATGTCTCCTGATGCCGGGGTTGCAAACTGTAAGAAAATCGCCGCGCTTGGGCTTGTAAATCTAAGAACGCCACCTTGATTCTGAGCAAGAACAAGTGATCCTGAAGTTGTAACTGTTGCAGTTCCTGCCGTAATGGTGCAAGTTCCTGTGCCAATGTTGATGATCGTCACAATGTCACCTGTGGCAAACAAGCCTGTGTTTGCG